GAGTAGCTGTAGCTGCCGTATTTGTCCAACACGTTGGGCTGTGTGGTGATCTTGGCGTTCTCTCCGCCAAATATGGCATTGATAGATGCGCGCACATCATCACCAGGAGCAGCCGCTCCTCGCGTGTCGGAAGGCCGTGGACCACTGGGGGTGGGTGGTGGTGGACTGGAGGCAGTATTGGCTGGAGTGGATTGGGTTTGGTTGGCCTTGCGCAAACGACCATCGGTGCCCACATCTTGGGCAGCCTCCCCTGTGGCAGGGCGCTGGGCGTTGCTGGCCGGCAGATCACGGATGTCCACTACCTGTTCATTGGCATCCAAGGTCTGTTCCACTGGCGGTGGATTGGTGGGGCTAGCACCTTCGGCCCTGGCTCTCTGGCCTTCCTGTACCACATCGCCCGCGCTTTCTCTGGCGAACCGAGCTTTTTCCTGCTGTTCTATGGCCGCGGCCTGGGTCAAGAGCTGATTCTTCACTGCCTGTGTCAGGGGCGGCAAGGTGCCGGCACCTTGGCCTGTGACCACATCATTGATTGCGTCCACCCGTTCGGCCGCGAGATTTATGGCGATGGATGGTTCAGCGCCACGCCCCAGAGGTCTACCGTCAAAGGTCACCAACCATAGGCCGGTGGTTTCTTGCCGCTGGATGCTGTAGGCCATGTGTTAGAAGCCCAGGGCGCTGCGCAGCACCGACAGCTTGGGCAGATAGATTTCTGTGTCCGCCAGGAAGTCCCAGGGCGGTGCTGTGAGCGTGTTGGGGTTGCGCTGGTAGAACACCCACCACAGCGTGGCATTGTCGTAGAGGTCGAAGGCCAGGAGATCTGGCCGATACTGATAGGTCTGGTTGATCACAAACAAGCGATCATCCGCCTCCGAAGGTATGGGGCGGTTCACCATGTTTGACAGATAGAACTGCTGATAAGGTGTGGTGAAGTAAGGACTGGTGGCGTCGTACTGGGGCATTACCAGAATCCTCCTTTCAGCAGATCACCGTTGGCATACTGATCCAGTCTGAACTGGCGGCTGACCTGTTCTCTGCTCTGCATGGGTTTGAGTATGATCGCCATGTCCAGCTTGGTGGGCACATAGGTGGCCTCGGCTATGCCCAGGCTGGGCACCGGTGGTGGTGCGGGTTGCGCACCTTTTCGCAGACCAGCGGCACTGAGCCGGGCGAAAACACTATCAAATATGTTAGTGGGCACAGACTGCCGTTGCCGTCGCTGTAGCAGATTGCCGGGCACGGTGTTCTTGCTGCGAGCGCGGATGTAGTCCACGTCGTTGGGCAGGTTGTAGTTGAACTGCGCCACCACGCAGGGGTGCAGATTGTACTGGTACTCGCCCAGGCCTCTGAGATACACCAAGGGCGGAGGCGTGCCGCGCTGGGGGTCTTGACCATAGAACATCTTGGTGATCGATCGGAAGAAATGTATCACGGCCAAGAGATATTCCGCCTCCGCGGTATCTTGCGCAGTGAACGTGGCTTCAATGTTGATGTCATCCACATGGCTGCCTTGATAGAAGTAACCGCGATAGTTGGAATGCGTGAGATCGTAGGAGGTGTAACGCGCGGCATAGGCCGTGGTGATGCGAGGAGTGTAGGGGAAGATCACGCCGTCGGTGCGCGCCAAGGGTGCCAGGATTCCCGAACCAGGCTGGCCGCCCACGTCCGGCGCCTTGTAGAGATAGCGGGCCTGGGGAGCCAGGCTCAACCGCACGCGCCAGTCTGTGTCGTTGCCCTGCTTCCTCTGGCTCTGTATGGTGGCCTGCTGCCGTGCTCGATCCAGAGTGGCCTGCTGTCGCGTGGCCGCTGCGGATGCTGTGAGGCTGGGGTCAATGAAATCCGCACCGATGAACACAGGTTGGCCATCACCGTCCAGCGTGAATCCTGGATTGAGATTGCCTTCATCGTCAAAAGGTATGCCCTGTGGTACCTGGGGATTGGTGGCGGGATTCACTTCGGGTGGCAGCTGGGCACCTGTGTCGCTGAGCTCAGCGCGGCGCTGGGCCAGTATGGCTGCTTCGGTCTCGCGCTCCTGGGCCAACCGAGCTTGATCAAGCTCGTTCTGGAAATCGTCCTGGGCCAGTTCCTCGCGGAAGGCAAAAACCCTGGATTCTATGTCCTGGGCCCTTTGGAGATTGTCCAGCTCGTTCTGGAAATCGTCCTGGCCGGGATCGCGCACCAATGCAGGTCCAACCGCACCACCTGGGGGTGGCTGCGCAGGAACCTGTGGGTCAGGCGGATTTGAGACCGGAGCTGCAGACCGGTCTATCTCTGATACAGGCACGATCCGTGCTGTGTCGGCCGGTATCTGTGGATTGGGAGGATTGTTCGCCACGGTTGTGGTCGGGGACGGCACAGGGACAGCGGTGGCGGGGGCGGGGGCTTGCACCTGTGGATCTGGTGGATTGCTCTGCGATGGCGGGAATCGTATGGTCATCAATGATCCTTGATCTGTTATTTACCGTGGCCAAAAACGGCTGATATTTAGATCGCAAAGATTTGACAAATGTGTCAAATGTCGTACAATAAATACACTTCCTAGGAGAAACACCTTGCCCTTGCCTGCAAAAACCCCGGCCAAAGTCAACTATCTCAACAATCGAGATATCTTGAAAGAAATACATCTAAGCAAAAATACCTACTGCGCGTTCCTGGATCCTGCGAGAGATCACCAGTATGACATCATACTGCCTTCTGTGGCCAAGATCAACCAACGCACAGTGGCCGAAGCCCGCAGGAACCGTGCTAGCCGTATCGCCCGAGAGACCGGCGAAGACCAAAACGAAAAGAAAATCCAAAATACCGATCTGGTGTTCCGGATCATGACATGGGAACACATCCCCATGGCTCCCAAAAAACTGCCCAAGGTCCAGGCCAAGAAAAAACGCATAGAGGACATCTTGGGCTGGGACGAGCTGCCCGCAGAAGATCCCCTGGCGGATCTCGTGGATGAACCCGTGCTAGATCCGGTGCATGTGAGGGTGAACTTCCCTCCGTTCCAGCACTATCGTATCACGGATCACAGGGTGCCTTATCTGGTGGGCCGCAGCCACTGGTCTGGAGATCTAGTCACAGGAACATATTCCAGAGATCATGGTGCCATGACACGCAGGCTGGCGGAGATGTTCATGAAACTGTGTGAGCGCTATGCCACCCGATCTAACTGGCGTGGTTACTGCGTGGACGAGCAAACACAGGCGCTGACCCAGGCGGGCTGGCGCGGCATCGACAGCATCACTGAACAGGACCAGATCCTGGGCTATGATGGCGAGCGGCTGGCCTGGGGCGAGATACGATCGATCTTCCGAGATCACTACTCTGGCCCGATGCACCACATCACGTCTCGAGGCATGGATGCCCTGATCACGCCTGGACACAGATTGGTCACCAGCCGAGGCCTGGTGCCAGCCGAGCTGATCCTGCAATCAGATCGCGTGATACTGATGGCGCCCGCTGTGCACGGACCATCTGTGCCTGTCCACTCGGACACCATGGTCGAGCTGGCTGGCTGGATCGTGACCGAGGGCTGCTATGAGACCGACGCCAGTGGTATCAAGCGCATCACTGTGTACCAGAACTCCGGCATCGGTGCGGACCGCATCCGTCGGTGCCTGGACCAGCTGGGCATGACCTATAGCTGCGCCGAAAACGACCGCGGATGCATCACGTTTGGCATCAGCCGGCGAGATTCGCGTGGCATCGCGGAGCTGTTGCCCAACAAGAACCTCACCATGCGATTCTTGCTCGCCCTGACGCCTCCCCAGCGCGATCTGCTGATCGATACCATGATCGCTGGCGATGGCTGGCAGCGCCCAAACCACAATCGCAGCTGGGCACAGAAAAGCAGAGAACGCACCGACATGTTCCAGATCCTGTGTGCCATGGCCGGCATCAAGACCAACACCAGATCGGTCACGAACCATGTGTCCTTTGGCAAACCCGTGGACTATCATGTGATCAACCTGTTTTCGCCGCGCGGCAACACCACCAGTGGTGCGTGCCTGGATTATCATGGTGGCCGGCGCGCCGGCCGCGGCCTGATCGGTCGTGGCAAGATCACCCATCCCAACGAGCCCACGGTGCCGTACGAGGGCCGTGTGTGGTGCCCGGAAACCACGCTGGGCAGTTTCGTGGCACGCCGCAATGGCCGGGTATATCTCACTGGCAACAGCTACAACGAAGAGATGCGGGGGCAGGCCCTGTTACAACTGTCACAGATAGGGTTACAGTTCGACGAAAGCAAGAGTCAGAATCCCTTTGCCTACTACACCGCAGCCATCACCAACTCATTCACGCGTATACTCAACATTGAAAAGAAGAATCACAACATCCGAGACGACATCTTGGAAATGAACGGGCTCAATCCTTCTTGGAGCCGACAGTATTCGCAGAGCAATACCATGATGTCCGGTCCGGTCGTGACTGCGGCAGAAGACTAGTACAATCACAGGATGGCCAACTTATTCCGTAAAGCAGCAGTTTTCACCGACCTCCATTTTGGACTCAAGAGCAACAGCCTATTACACAACCAGGACTGTGAAAAGTTTATTGACTGGTTTATTGCCACTGCTCGAGAACAAGGCTGTGAAACCGGCATGTTCCTGGGCGACTGGAGCCATCATCGAGCTTCGATCAACATGCAGACCCTGCAGTACAGCCTGCGTGCCCTGGAAAAACTTTCGGCAGCATTTGATCGATTCTATTTCATACCGGGCAATCATGATCTCTACTATCGTGACCGTAGAGATATCTACAGTACCGAATGGGCCCGGCACATACCCAATATCGTGATCGTGAACGACTGGTTTGAAGAAGGAGATGTAATCATAGCACCTTGGTTGGTAGGTGATGATCACAAGAAGATACAACGGATGCAGGCCCGCTACATGTTTGGTCACTTCGAGCTGCCGCACTTCAAGATGAACGCCATGGTAGAGATGCCCGATCACGGAGAGATTGGTGTGGATCACTTTGGTGGATTCGAGCGCGTGTTTTCCGGGCACTTCCACTTGCGGCAGGAAAAAAGGAACGTGACCTATATCGGCAATGCATTCCCTCACAACTTCGCCGACGCCGGCGACAACAAACGTGGATGCATGATCCTGGAATGGGGTGCGGAGCCCGAATACTACGCCTGGCCCGACCAACCCTTGTACAATGTGTGGGATCTTAGCCATGTAATGGATCATGCCCAGGCCATCCTGCGGCCTAACATGCACGTGAGAGTACAGTTGGACATCGAGATCTCCTACGAAGAAGCTAATTATATCAAAGAAACCTATATTCGGCAGTATGGTTTGAGAGAGATGGCCTTGATACCCAACAAACGATCGGTTTTGGAAGAAGATATGACATCCGGCGATGTGCGGTTTGAAAGTGTAGATCAGATCGTGGTAGATCAGATCACCCGGATTGAATCAGAATTCTATGACCCAAAACTACTGTTACAGATCTATCAAACTTTATAATGTCACAAAAAATATTGTGTTTAGGAAACAACACTGAAGATACTGACAAACGCACACGATCTCATGGTGACTCTGCTGGATTGATCTGCCATGGTTTGCTTTCGGAATTAGAGAGACCTTTGATCTCAACAGATTACGCCTTACCGGGCTATTATCATAGCAGTGTCTATGACATAGAGTTTGGTAAACTGGTCAGGTTAATGGATGAATTCGATGAGGTTGTGGTGCTAGATCAACCGGTGGAAGAATGGAACCACCCAGACGGTTTTTACCGCACAATGCAGATTGTTACCAAGACCATCACTCCGGTACGCTTCGTCGACGAATCCGTCAGACAAACTTTTGTTTTTTTTTCGTCTTTGGTGGAGTCAAATAAAAGTTTTTGTATTTTTCCTTTCATCGAAATGCTGGTCAACTATGATCATACCACCGTATGTTGTAGATCGTCACGACCAATAACGAAATTGTCTGAGCTCCGAGATTTTCGTACCGATCCAGGATACCGGGCCATACGAAAGAAAATGCTTGCGGGCGAGTTGATACCAGAGCATTGCTCAGTGTGTTATAGGCTAGAAAGCCAAGGCATAATCAGTGCGAGACAGCAGGAAACAGTAGAATGGGCCCAGCGTCTTGGCCTGGAAAATCTCAAAGATCTTGACACGATCGAAAAACCAGCCTATTACGAAGTACGAGCCAGTAATAAATGTAATTTACTGTGTCGCATGTGCAACCCAGAATCCAGCCATCTTATCGAGAGAGAATATCGGAAGATCGATTTAATTCCGAAAACTAAAATCACAAGACAAAAATATCAAACTGGTTTTGATATCGTTGATTTTGACCAGGCATCCAAGATATATGTGGCCGGAGGCGAACCCACGGTGATGAAAGAATTCTACGGATTTCTGCGGCAATGTATAGAACAAAAACGGACGGATGTTGAATTGCTGATCAACACCAACGGTACCAACATCAATGCAACGCTCTTATCGCTGCTACCCCATTTCCAGAATTTACAATTCATATTCAGCATCGACGGATATGATCGTCTCAATCATTACATCAGGTGGCCTAGTCAGTGGAATCACGTTATTGACAATTGGAAAGAATTGCGATCGCGCGGTCACAAGGTCCATGTGAACACCACGGTCAGTGTCTACAACATAGTCTCTTTGTACCAGTTGTATGAGTTTATAGATAGAAATTTTCCAAACACACTGGTGCATTGCAATACAGCAGAAAATCTATCACCATATCTTTTTCCTGACAGAGATCTGGCATTAGAATCACTGTCAAAAATACAAAAAACAGATTGCTATCATAATGATCCTTTGTTTGCCAGCAGTATCGACGGATATTTCAAACATTTCCAGGATTCTCATACCCCGCAGGATCTTTCAGATTTTTTCCAATTCAATGATAGCCTCGATCTTTCTCGAAGTGTGTGTCTGGCAGATTATGTGCCAGACCTTGATGCTTACAGAAACAACATGCAGGATCTGACATGACACACTATAACATTGTGGGCGACATATCATTTTCTCAATCGTTGTTTGAAATCCGACAACAGATGGAATCTTTAAGAAAAGACAGATTCGACCCGATGGATAGAATTATCATTAGGCAAGATACTACCGATGAGTATCTTTACGTTGATGCGGTGGGCACAAAGTTGATTGAAATCCAGAAGATCATCAATCGAGTGGACATCTCAAACTGCTTTATTTTGCTAGTAACCGCTAATAAAGACGTGGCGTATGAAATTGATTTCGTAACACGGTTTTATTCAGTTGACCCTGACCCTATCGGATTTTTGTTGATTGACGGTGATTACAAAAAAGAAATAAAAAAATATCCGAACACCGCTTGTCAAAAACTATGGAATCATTTTTATGTGGGTACTGACGGAAATATCAATCCTTGCTGCCTAGCAGATCATAGATTTCCGTTAGGCAATATCAACAAGGATGACATACCAGATATCATCACGATCCGAGCCAAAGAGGTCAGATCCCACATGCAGCAAGGTCTCCGGAATCGAACCTGTGCTGTGTGTTATGAAAAAGAAGATCATGGAATCCAGAGCGATCGGCAAGTGTTTGATCCTACTGGGCAAACCGTGCAGATCCGAAATATAGATATAAGATTGAACAATATCTGCAATTTCAAATGTAGGATGTGTAGTGAATACTTCAGCAGTGCTATCCAACAAGAAACTATAGAATTATATGGCAAAAACGCGGTGTTGGGTTTTGAAAAAATATCACTGGATCGTGTCACGAAAAAAGCTCGAGATCGGCAGCTGGAAAAAATCCTATCGTTGGTCACCCTTGATCTGGATAGCATCTATTTTGCAGGAGGAGAACCGCTAATCACAGGCGAACACTATGAGATCTTGGATCATCTCATCGCAGTAGGAAACCGAGATTTGGCGGTCAGATACAACACCAATCTCAGCACACTTTCATACAAACAGTGGAATGTGATCGATAAATGGTACCAATTCAGCCATGTCACAGTGGGTGCCAGCATCGATGCTAGTGGTGCGGTAGCCGAGTACATGCGCCACGGCACGATCTGGCCAGACATCGTAGCCAACATCTACGCTATCAAACAAAGTGCACCGCATGTGAAACTGCAGATCACCTCTACCGTGAGCTGTGTGACCATTGAAAATCTTATCGATCTACAAAACAGCTGGTTAGATAAAGGGTTGTTTGGTGTAGGTGATTTGAAGGTCAAAGTCTTGACTTCCCCTAATTTTCTCAGTCCTGCCGTGTTGCCACTGCACCATAAACTCCGTCTCAGTAATATCATACAAGCGCACATCGAGCATTTGGCAGGGACCGGTCTTGCAGATCAGTGGCAAGATGTGTTACAATGGATGATGAACAATGATTGGACCTTTGCATTGACAGATTTTGCCCATAGGACCCGAGTGCTCGACGCACATCGTAACGAATCGTTCCTGACGGTTTTTCCGGAGTTCCAAGATCTTTATGATTGACCTAGTGTATTCAAATTCCTGCAGTTTTGGTGCACCTAACCAAGGACACAGAGTTTATGCCGATCACGTGGCAGAAAATTTTGGTGCAAAATTAATCAACAACGGTATACCCGGATCTTGTAATCGTCGCATCATCCGCAGTTCATTGAGGGATCTGCTCCGATTGCAGCACACCGAACAACAAATACTAGCGTTAGTGGGCTTGTCTTTTGTTTCGCGAACTGAGCTTTGGCAAAGTGATCTTCCACCTGCAGGAGACGATGGACATTTTCACCCGATCATTATCGATCACGATAAAATATCGTGGAAAGAAAAAGGTCAGATAGATACCATTGTGCCAAATGTCGATGAGTTCGCAAGACCGGTCGTGCAAGGATATTATAAACAATGGTTAGCCCACCTAAGTCTAGAATCAGAAGTTACCAATTTATTGACTGATTTAATCATGTTTACAGGATGGCTCCAATCTAAAAATATCCAATATTTAATTTTCTGCAACACCGATACCCTTCCGGGCGAACCCCAAGTAGGATTGACGAGTCCGTTTATATCTAGTCTGCACCAGACCGTCTGCAACGATAAAAAAATATTGAATTTTTGGGAATTCAGCTTCAAAGATTATTCATTGTCAAACAATTTAACGCCTAAAGATGCCGATCGTTTTGGCATCCACGGTCATCCGGGTGCCGATGCTCATCAATTATTTGGCAATTTTTTATCTGACAAACTGATGCAAGCTTGACAGCAAGATCATGATCCAGATACGAAATCTCACAGTTCGGAATTTCATGAGCGTGGGCAATGCCACGCAGGCCATCAACTTTGATCGCCGAGATCTCACCCTTGTGTTGGGAGAGAATCTAGATCTGGGTGGTGATGGCAGTCGCAACGGCACAGGCAAGACCACCATCATAAATGCCCTGAGCTATGCGCTCTACGGACAGGCTTTGACCAACATACGTCGAGATAATCTCATCAACAAAACCAATGGCAAGAACATGTTGGTGAGTCTTGATTTTTCTGTGAACGGCCTGGACTATCGCGTGGAGAGAGGTCGCAAGCCCAATCTCTTGAAGTTCTATGTGAACTCGGAAGAAAAAGCCGCCACCGATGATGCGCAGGGCGACAGCCGCGAAACCCAGGATGCGATAGAATCCGTGATGGGCATGACGCACGACATGTTCCGACATGTGCTGGCCCTCAATACTTATACCGAACCATTCCTCAGCCTCAAGGCCAACGACCAGCGTGTGATCATCGAGCAGCTCCTGGGCATCACGCTCTTGAGTGAACGTGCGGAACGGATCAAAGAGCTGAATCGTGCTACCAAAGATGCTATTTCTCAGGAAGAAATGCGTATCCGTGCTGTGCAGGAAGCTAACAAACGAATTGAAGAACAGATCACCAGCCTAGAAAAACGAAGAGATCTCTGGACGAAAAAACAGGCAGAAGATTGTGTTGGATTTGAAACTGCTATCACGGCTCTGGAACACATCGACATCGAACAGGAAGTGCAAGCGCATCGCGATCTCGAGGCCTATCACTTGAAGAAAAAACAGATCAACGAGCACCAAAGGTGGGTACGGCAGATCGATCAAGACCAGGCCAAGCTGGAAAAAGACAGTGCCAAGCTCAAGAAAGATATCAGTGCTTTGCAAGAGCATCGTTGCCATGCCTGCGGGCAAGAGTTACATGACGCCAAACAAGACGAGATCCTGGCTGAAAAACAGAAAAATCTGCAGGAGATCGCATTGCAAATCTTAACCAACGATACCCAACGTATCGAGCAACTCGACGAGCTAGAGGACCTCGGCGAGCTAGGCACAGCGCCCACGGTGTTCTACGATGACCTCGAGCAGGCCTTGAATCATCGCAACAGCCTAGATAGTTTGAGAAAAGATCTTTCCAACCGCAGCGCAGAAATTGATCCTTACACCGAACAGATCGAAGAGATGACGGGCAAAGCTCTGCAAGAAATCACATACCACACGCTGAACGAACTCACTCGCGTGCAGGAGCATCAGGATTTCTTGTTGAAACTGCTGACCAACAAGGACAGCTTCGTGCGCAAGAAGATCATTGAACAGAACCTTTCTTACTTAAATAACAGGCTCACTCACTATCTAGATCGTATCGGTTTGCCACACCAGGTCATATTCCAGAACGATCTCTCGGTAGGGATCACCGAACTGGGCCGAGATCTAGACTTTGACAATCTCTCGCGCGGAGAACGCAACAGATTGATACTGAGCATGAGTTGGGCATTCCGTGATGTATGGGAGAGCCTATACTCGCCGATCAATGTGTTGTTCATCGACGAACTGGTAGATTCAGGTATGGATACCCAGGGCGTGGAGAACAGCCTGGCCCTACTGAAGAAGATGAGCCGCGAGCGTAAAAAGAGCATCTGGCTTGTTAGCCATAGAGATGAACTGGCCGGACGTGTAGAGAACATCTTGCGTGTGGTCAAAGAAAACGGGTTTACATCATACAACACAGATGTAGATATTGTTTAAATACAAGGCCCTGGAGCAAAAGCTATGATCCCTACCACGACAATTCCTGATTTTTTGACTGCGCAAGAAGTTGGGTTGTTGTTAGATCATTTTGATCGTTGTCCCTGTGCTGTAGAAAAAACAAAACAACATCAAGACAAAACAATCATATACAATCGTCATAAAAACATCGATTATAATATGACAGGCAGTTTGGTCCGACAAATAATATATCCTAAATTAGAAAAAATAATAGGTCCTCATACGATGGATAATGGCTCATTATTAGAGAGCCATTATCCGTATCCCATCCACCTCGACACACATCAAGACTCGGCAAAAAAAAACTTCTATTGTCATTCTCATGACTGGAAAAACCAGGCAGTACTCATCAGTCTTAATGAGGATCCTTGTTTCAAAACCGTGATGTTTGAATATTTCGCGGATCTGTTGGATTATAGCTTGGCACCCATCGGCGATGGCACAATCACCGATACCATACAGGATCCCAGGTACGAGAATCTCGATCTCAGTCATTTAGCAGACAGTCAGATCGAATTTATCAAGAACATCAAAATCACCTCTGTGTACCATTGGAAGATTGGTTCTGCACTGCTATGGCCCAGGAACCAGTTGCACACGTCGACCAACTTTTATCATTCCGCCAAACACAAAAAAGCCGTAGTGATCTTTTGTTAGAAAACTTTCTATGACCGACATACTGATTGTCACTGTGCCGCATACATATACTTTTGGTCCGTCATTGGCCCCGGCCTTGTTAAAATCCTGTGTGCAGCAGGAAGGTTTGACGGCACAGGCCTGGGATTTGTCCGCTGAATTTAATGCAAATTTCAAAAATCACACGCACTACAACGATGTCACTGCATGGTTAGCAGCACCGGAACTACCAATTGATCCAGCGGCTGCCCGATTTTATTTTGACACTGTGAAACAATTTGCGGATCGCATCATCGCCATGAATCCAAGATATCTGGCCTTGAGCATCTTGACATACAACAGCCTAGTGTTTGCCGAAGATCTGTGTTATCATGTCACTGTTCAAAACCCAGATATAAAGATAGTGCTGGGTGGTTCTGGCCTGGATGTTTTGCAGCATGATTTCAATGCCAAATGGTATGATCTCATGTTGGATTCGGGATTGGCCAATACCGTTATCGTAGGCGAAGGTGAAAAATCACTGGCCTGGGTCGTAAAAAACGCTGTTTCGGGCGTGGTAAACGTTCCTCAACTCGGTTCCTCGGATCTGGATTCCGTACCGTTCCCGGACTATGATGACTATGATTTTTCTTTTTACAACACAGAATCAGAAACTTATTGGTTGTTCAGAGAAAAAGTGCGTGAAGGCAACGAACACATTTTTTTGATAACCGCTAGCAAGGGCTGTGTCAAGTCCTGTTCATTCTGTGATGTTGGTAAAATCTGGAGTCGATTCCGTTACCGCAGCGGTGAAAGGGTGGCAGAAGAGATACTGTATCTTCACCAAAGATATGGCGCAAAATATTTTTCCTTCACAGATAGCCTCATGAATGGCGGACTCAAACCTTATGCAGTCATGAATGAGATCTTGGCAGAACGATTGCCTGACACTGTGAAATATGACGGACAAATTATTTGCCGTAGCCAGCGCGACATGCCGGAAAGATACTTTGAATGCATGTCGCGCGCGGGCTGTCATTTTGTTAGCATAGGTATGGAAAGCGGTAGTGAACAAGTGCGCATGCACATGGGCAAAGGTAGTCGGCAAGAGGATGTAAATTACACCACAGAAATGTTGATAAAGTTTGGAATCCGCCAAGGATGGAATATCATCGCTGGTTATCCCACAGAAACCGATCTTGATTGGCAACAAACCATGGATCTTATCAAGCATTGGTTACCAAGATCTGATGGACTGCTACAGATACAGCCCATTGATACTTTCCAGATGCTGGCCGGAACTCCCATGACAGAAACTGACATGTTTCATGATTTAAATATCAAGACTGCAGTGATCAATAGTTACTCATCGTTCGCATGGACCACAGGATCCAATGTAGGTAACACACTGGAAACACGCGCAGCGCGTTTTATAGAACTCTGTGACTATCTGTTGGAATTTGATCCAGTTTTTTACCGCCCTGTCAAGGACAAAATTGACCGAGTCAATCGGCGACTGTCATGGTATCGAGATGCTAAATCAAACAAAAAAATCTTCCATCTATCTAAAGCTTAGAACCAAGCGAACTCCAACCAAAAAGCCCGAGTTCATTGTGAAATTCAACGGTGTTGAACAGTCTTATACCAGCGCACTCGACATGACTTATTGCTACCAGATGGACGCGAAGTTTGGGCCAAACTGCCTCACGGTTGAACTCTTGAACAAAGAACCTGGAGACACAGAGGCTGACACAGCGGGCAATATCATCCATGACCTAGCAGTGGAATTGGATGAACTATACATCGATAAATTTCCTGTTACTTCATACATAAAACAGCAAGCAATTTATGTTTCTCGCCTCGGCACACGAGAGTATACCCATGGTTTCATGCACATGAACGGTGTGTTGACTCTGGATTTTTTATGTCCTGGGTTTTATTACATCAAAAAACACAAGATCATAGCAAATGTTTGATTTTGCCACGATAACCGAATATCAATTTGAAATCACCACTTATTGTAATGCTGCCTCTCCCCAGTATCGGCGCTGCCTTGGTTTACGAGTAGGTGAACTATGCACACAAGATCAAACCCAATGACTTTGATAGATCTGGATCTTGAACTGCACAGAGGTCTGACTTTTCCAGGTATAGATTTCAATCTTGTGCCGGTTGTGCTGCAAGAAATCGAAAACGATGATTTGCAGCGATACCTGTATAGGTTTCAATGTGATCAAGAGTTGATGATCAAGATCGCCTATAAAGCAGCAGATCAAACAGTGCTCGACCCAGATGGTGAGATCGTGCGCGACCAGGCAGTGGAAATCAAAACATGCTGGGTTGATGGTATCATGCTTCGCACCGATGTGTTGTCGCAGTTGGGTGAATATCAACCAAACTACAGACCCGATTTCATCACCTATTGCCAAAACAAAAACATTCCGTTGCCAGACACAAAAAAAACCAGCGCACTGAAATTTTATCACTCAGGAGAATGGGTGCTACACTGTGGAAATGATTTTTGGGCCAGATATGACCGGGCCCGCCACAGCAAAGAAATCGAAATCAGGCACCAAGATCATCAAGGATACCAAAAAAAATCCATTCTTGCTTCCTTGCGCAAAATCAAGGATCAGCTGTAAATGGCAAACATTGCTCTGGTATCTTTGCCACGCCAGGATCTTTTAAGGCCACCGGCGGCCATTGCTATATTAGGAGCAGCCTGCGAAGAAATTGAGATTGACTACGATTTTTTTGATCTTAATCTTTGGCTGCATGATCACATGGAACAGCACCAATGGCAGATTCTTGATGACAACTGGATGAAATTTGACAGCAGATTTGATCTACAATCTGACCTATATCTGTTGTTCGTCCAGCAACTAGATGCGTTCGTAACCAACATGACCCGAACATCGCCGTCCATGATTGCGGTTTCAGTTTTCACAAGATGGAGCGCGCACTGTGCGCTGGAGTTGATTGCAAGATTGCAGACTTACAAACAAAAAACAGGATGTAAGCTTGTCATAGGCGGCACCGGCATATCAACCGTGTTGCCATGGAAGTCTGATCAACCATTGTGTGTGTGGCTGTTGGATAACGGGCAAATCGATTATTTCCTCGATGGAGAAGGGGAAATCACGTTCCGCGGCCTGCTGTCTCACAATACAGATTTGCCTGGTATCAACAATTTTGACTATCATCAGATAGATGATCTTGATGCCTTTCCATATCCTAGTTATCGTAAAATCGATGTGCGGAGGTACCACTATTTAGAGAGACCTTCGCTGAGTATAAACGGCAGTCGAGGTTGCGTGAGGAAATGTACCTATTGTGATGTGGCCAAATACTGGCCTAAATTCAGATACAAAAGCGGTCAATCTCTTGCAGAAGAAATCCTGCATACCTGGCGCACTACCGGCATAGACAGTTTCGAGTTTAGCGACAGTCTCATAAATGGGAATCTGCGAGAATTCCGGAAGATGAACCATCATCTCATCGCACTAAAAAATCAAATACCCGGATTCAAGATCAATTACAAAGGTCAGTTTATCATCAGAGATCCGAGATCTTTCACAGAAAAGGATTATCAAGATCTTCACAACGCCGGTTGTGATTATCTTTACGTGGGTGTTGAAACTTTCAGCCAACGTGTGCGTTACGACATGGACAAAAAATTTGATAATGTTTCGTTGGACTTTCATCTGGAGATGTGTGGCAAATATGGCATACCAAATGTTTTTTTGATGCTGGTGGGTTACCCGACAGAAACACAGGCGGATCATCTCTATAATCTAGAGGCACTGGTCAGATACCAAAAATACAGCCAGGCTGGCATCATCGAACTCATCACCTGGGGGTTTACCACCTCGATATTACCAGACACTCCTTTGTACCACCAACAACACGATCTTGGTATCGTTCCTGAATTTGTGTTGGGAGATCACGATGTACCACAGGCATGGAATTGGATCAGTCAACAAAATCCCAAGCTGGGAATCCGAGAACGGATAAAGAGATGGATCGAGTTGACTGAAACTGCAGCTGATCTAGGGTACCGTATGACCAACATAGACGCTACCGCAGGCAAATTAGAACAAATTTTGACTACAGTGAAAAATAAACCATACTTTATTCCAATCCTGTCAAAAAATTCAGAGCAAACCTTGTAATGAAGAAATAGTGTCCTGGGTAAATTTTGATCATAAACAACAATGAATGACCTGGATTTACGAATCGCGAGAAATCACGGAAATACCCGACGAATATGCAGGATTTGTTTATTTGATAACCAATAAACTGACCGGCAGGATGTACATTGGCAAAAAACTCTCAAAATCCAGCAAAACAACCTATAAAACAGAGACACTCAAAAACGGGAAAAAACGGCGGAAAAAAATCAGAGGCAAGATCGAATCGGACTGGCAGACCTACTGGGGATCTTCTCCAGAGCTCGCCAGAGACATAGAGCAGTTAGGCACCGAAAATTTCCAACGCGAGATCCTGTATTACTGCAGAAGCAAGGCTGAATGCAGTTACATTGAGGCTCGAGAACAATTCCTCCGCAAGGTTCTGGAATCAGACGACTACTACAACGGCATCATTAATTGTCGCATACACGGCTCACACATCAAAGGCAAACTAGGTAATAACGGCTTGCACCGGCCAACATCGGGTGCCCTAGATCTGGAACAGGATTCACAGAGACGGAAGCCTCGCCGTACCAGCGAGCACTCAACCACTACCCGCGAGGATGATGATCACTTGTAAGCCCTGTGATTTGGTTGTTTGAAAAGGATTCAGAGGCAAAAAGAGGGGAGGAAAACCCCACGGCTGTGCGTGCGATAGCGTGTGCGTACAGACCCGCCGTCGTGATAAGACGGGGCGAGCAGGTACCGGACGACCGCCTGCGTGATGCCGCATTGTGGCATTGCAGCTCTAACGCTGTGTGACTGCGTGACTCGGATGATGCAGAAATTCTTGGCCCGATGTTGGGCTAAGTGTGACCACTTGATCTGGATGATACTGCATACTCGCTTCGCTCGTAGCAAATCAGGTTGATGAGCAGAGCGAAATCAACAGATCTCGTAGAGATCTCAGAACTGATCAGGCCAGTCTCGAAACAGCGCATGCTGGATATTGCCTGCCACGAACTGATTGAAACTTCGATGCTTGTTTTCTAGCTCGCCTTGGAGTGGTGCTACTCTTCGGAATGCAGAATCCATCTGGGCCATGTCCTGGAATTCCATGATTATCATCCATTCTGGAAGATCAGGTATGCTGCGGAACCCCATCTTACATCGGGTGATACGATAGCTCTCCATTTTGCCTTCCCTCACGAGATGATCGAAAAAGCTGCGCATGCCTGTAACCCAGTCTATGTCTGAAATGTCACCTTGTTTGTCTGCCCATATGGTATAGAGATCCATCTATCGCATGCCTCCTAAAATTTCAAAGCCCTGCATATCCAACATGTAAGGTTCCACTGATTCGAAGTACATCCAGCGGAATCCACGATCTCGGTAGATCGCGCACTCGTTCTGGACGCTCCTTATTCCCAATCTCAACCTAGCATCGCGATAGTCCCATGCGAAATGATCGCTCAAGACATTCTCCGCATCCCAGATCCTGTACATGCTCCAGGCTATCAATCGATCCTGATCATGATAGCCGATGATCTCGGTTCCTGGAGCAGTGAGCCTACCGGCCAGCATGGGCATCACGCTCTGGAAATGCTTGTGTAGGCAGTATTCCTTGTACACACGCTGTACTTCTGTCACTGGCACAGGATCTAAGTGCTTGTGATCAAGATCTATCTCGTAGGTAGTGACACGGAGGTCTATGCGGCCAAACTGCCAGCTCATTGGCGCGGATCTCGTCTATGCTCAAACAGTTCTTGTAGATATGGCTCAGGCCAGTCTTGATAGTATCCGCGGTCTGCCAGAGTTTTGGCCACTGCATCTAGCTGTCGGAGATCTTGCACGAATGCCATGGCCCACTGACCCTGATTCATGGCCACTCCATTCACGATTTCGGGCGCATCGGGATGGTCGGCCAAGGCCAGTAAACCTTTGGGTATGAGAAAAGCTGTGTTCACTGCCTGTATCTGTTGGGTGAATTCAGCGGCCGAAAATTCTACAGGATCGTAGATCATCACGATCACTTCAAATCTGCCAAGTTCTATCGCCATGAGATCGGTGTAAGGATCTACGATGCCAGGCCTGATGTCTAGCTGGCCCTCCGTGCGTGCGCGTCGAGCGTGCGGACAAGGTGGCCATCCATTGAGAGCAGGGTGAGGCTGTTCTACGAACTCCTGGATCCATTTTAGGATGTCTCTTTTGGCCCGCTCAAATTCCATGTCTAAAAGAATGGGAGTCCGGATTTCTTGGTGGTTTCAAGATTTTCCTTGATCAGACCACTGATGATGTCGCGTTCCTGGTAGCCCAGATTCATGGCTTCGTCATAGGTCAGTCCACCTCTCATGTACCAGCACATTTTCAGCGCGTCTTCCCTCACCTGGCGTGCCTCCTTGTCCATATCATCGACCATGCGTTTGACACCGTCAGAGTCTAAGGTCAGGAGGCGGATCCGAAAAAACGCGCCATGTCCATGGTGAACACCTGTTCATACTGATGCTGGCAGCTGGGGCAGCGCATTTTCAATGGACGCAGCTCGCTGCGCTCTTTGAGATCCACCAGATGATCTCTAGCCCGCGTGAAGATAGCACGATCGCAGTTTGCAAAAAATTCTTCTATGTGTTGAGGTTCTGCGGTACGCTGGCCGGCGGCATCAATAGCTACAGTGCTCTGGGCCACGGTGTGCAAGGTGGCATCCACGATGCGCCGCATCATTATATTGAGCTGTTCTACTTTGGTCTGTTCGCTGGCTTCAGCATCGCCGATGATCTGCAGTGTCTTCTGCTGCTCAAACTGTATCTGGCTATTGGCGTTCATCTCTTGATAGTTCAGCGGACGGAAATAGAACGTGAGATCGCCCACCGTGAGGGGCTGGCTGTAGTCGGCTGCGGCCATGGCATCCATCACGGTGCGCAGATCCAGACCAAAAGTGTTTTCGGTCTTGCAGCTAGGGCATTCAGTGTCTATGTCCATGCTGTGACCGTAGCTGGCGATGCGTATGGCCACCAACACAGCATCAAGATCTGTGCCGGGCAGTTGCCATGCATCTCGTATGGCCGGTACGCAGCTCTGGATCACCCTGACCACTGCTTCACCGTTGAACAGGGCGTCTGGCGTGCGATAGGTTATCTCATCTACAGCGGTCATGGGATACACAGGGATTTCGCGATTGGCTGGCATGTCCAGTGCACCTGCGGGCCAGCCGTATCCGTCGCTGGGCAAGCGT